GTCGCCCTCTATTAGTAAACCATGATCGGATTTTAATTTTTGTAAATCGACGCTCGTTTCTCGCTGCACGCTTTTACCACTAGAATAACCTCTGGCTACATGACCTTTTTTAGCCACTAGATACCCGTAAACTTTTTCTGCTTCTTCTGCGGAGACAACAGCACCTTGATTTAATCTTGTCCATATTTGATACACCTCTAGTATATCATTAGGTAAATATTTATTTGTTTTACCAGTAAATCTAATACCCAATGAATAAAAATGTTCTGATATATTATTAAGTAATTTATTTGTTCTAGCCAATATCATCCAATGCCCTTGTGAAAAATCAAGTTCATCTAAAATCATATTTTGATGAACCTCACCCTCAGCATCTCTAGGCACCCAATTTTTTTTAATTCTTATACTAAGTCTATCTAATATTTTTACAGCTTCTCTATGCACAGCTTGAGGAACCCTTCTTGATATTTCTTGATCATCTCTATCACCCTCCTGCAACATGAAACAATTTGGATCTGCACCTTGAAACCCATATATAGTTTGATCATCATCACCTGCTATGTACCCTCGTTCACAATTAGATTTTATATAATCAAAACATTTCCATTGATGTGGACTTAAGTCTTGGGCTTCATCGAGGAAGATGACATCGAGTGGAGGACATCGTTCTTCCTCGACAAACTGGTTAATCATATCATAGAACTCAATCATACTTGATCCTTCTTTGAATGATTTTAAATCTGTCTCTAGTTGTATTGTAGTATCTACATCTATGTCATGATGCTTTCGTAATTCAACAGCGGCACTTTCTATGGGTATTAATTTAGATCTAGCGTATTGTATTATTTGTAAATGAGTGTTTTGATATTTAGGGTTTCCAGCAGAATCAACCGTTGTTTCAAAAGATATGTTAAACCACTCTGGATATTCTTGCTTAAAACGATTCCATTTTTTACCTTTAAGTAATCTAATATTAGTATCAATACCACACTCTGATTTACCCATGGCGTGCATGGTTGATATATATTTTAGCTTTTTATCTGGAAACAACTCTGTGATTCTTTCTTCTGCTTCTTCAGCTGCAGCTTTACTAAACGTAATGTAAACTATTTTTTCTGGATTAGTGTTATATTCATTTAATTCTTTTTTTAAATAATAGTTTATCAACCTATATGTTTTACCAGTTCCTGGTGGTCCCATTATTTTTTTAATTATAGCCATGGTGATTTCTCCGTTTTAGTAACTCTTGGATTTGGACGTTCTAATTTTATCGTAGGCATTTTCAGTAATCTCACAGACTTTGTGCCTACTTTAGGGGTATCTTCTTTTGCTTCAAATAAAGATTGCAGTAGCCTCATTGTTTTTTGTTTAGGATAAGTTCTTTCTGCCCAAGCTTTTGTTTTTAATAAAAACTTCCAAAAATCTTTAAATTTAAAATATGTAAAACCATCTGTATCTGTAAATGCAATACCTCTCATTACATCTTTTAATTCTTTTCCTGGTGTTTTGTTAATATAGTCTGCTAATATTTCTTTTAGTTGCACATCTAATTTAGAGGACTCTGGTGCAGGTATCGTTTCTAAATTTACAAATAATTTTATTAATAATCTACGCCATACATGTTTTGCTACAGGCATCATTGGTTTACCTATTTGGTTCATACAAGCTAATGAAAATTTTTCAGGATCATGCAAAGTTGCATCATCCACTTCCACACTTTCACCATCTATAGATGCGAAATATATTGGTGGGTCAGAGTCATACTTTCTAATCTCTGCAATCTCTGGTGCAGGTGCATTATCTCCGACACCAAACTTTTGCAGTGAGCATTTTTTTGAATCACAAAAACTGTGTATTGGTTCGTCTTTACATTTGTAATTATAATCTTTGCTATCTAAAGAACCTATCAAAGTATTTATTTCTGTAGCGTCTAGTGGAGGTTTCATAAATTGTTTATTGTATGTAAACATATGACTTTGCCACTCTTCTTTATCAGGATATCTTTTTTTTAAATAAACACCTACGTTGTACATACAGTTATTTCTTTGACCATCAGGAACACCATCACTTAAAAGTGTAATTAAACATGGAGGCATGCCTTTAAAATGTTCTTTTTCTTCTTCTTTATTTTCTATCTTAAGTTCATTTAACTCTTCTATTGTTAAAGATATTTTTTCGTGCAACTCAAAAAATTGTTGAAGTGTTAAAACATTGCCATCTAAACCATATGCATATCTAACTGTTCTTTCATTTGCGTGATAAGGTAGATTTAAAAAACTTCCTGTGTCTCCTCTATCTGTTCTTATGTAATCTTGTTTAGGAAATATTTCTACACCCGCAAAACCTAAAGCAGAAGCAATAAGTTTTAGTTTTACTCTCATAACTGTTGCGGGAACAAAATCTTTTGTAAATAAAAAAGCGTGTGCTCCACCTGATTTAGATCTACAAACAATTATAGGAATATTTTTTTGTTTTAATTTTTGTATAAATTTTTTATGATCAAAAGGGTATGTATCTATATCTATACATCCCCACTTACATTTATTTTCTTTGTTAATAGGAACAATACCTAAAGCAGGATCCTTACCCTCTAAGTGTTCTCGCCATAATTTTTTTGTTACTGGGTTAGATATAGTAAAAGATTTAGTTTTATGTTTACCTTTTTCACTAAACTGATCTGTCTTTACAGTTTGACCATAGGCACTAGTTAAGCCTTCAAATATTTTTATAAATTTATCTAATTCTACCATTTCCACTCTTTGACATAGGCGGCATTAGTCTCCCTTTGCCGCCTACTATTCACACTATTGGCTAGCTAAACTAGTGTAAAATTTCTTAGCACGTTCGTATAAAGCAGGGTCTGTTATAGGCCCTTCTTTTACAACGTTGTAACCATACCACTGATTACCTTTACCTGAATTTAACACTGTAGTTAGTTTGTAAGAGTGGCTAAATGATGGTGGTGTATAAGGACCATTTTTTCCATCAAGAGAAATGGACATCATCATTGAGTTCCATTTTCTACTTATTTTACCTTGAGATGAACTCATGGATATTAAAGCTTGTTCAGCTCCTCCATCATCTCCGATGACCAACACATAATGTTGACCAACAGTTAAAATGTAGTTACCATTCTCTAACCTGTCTTTACCTCCGCCATCTTTGGTGGTTGAGGATAGAATATCTGAACCATCTGGAAAAATATTTTCTGGTCTACCAGAACCTGTTCCAAAGTCAGCCCATTCTTGATACTCTAATTTATAGTGGCAAGGAATAACTGATACTCCTTTTGCTCCATCATACAATTTTTTAGTAACTGTATTTAAAAGCATACCAGGTTCTGCATCTTCAACATAATTTTGATTACGTCTCTGTGCCTCTCCTGAGCCATTTTGTAAAAGTTTTAAGATGGGTAAAGCCAAACTAGTTGTCTTTACGTTCTCAAAACCTGCTGCAGTATCGTCCTCAAACAAAATTGTAGAGGGCAACTCTGCCTCTTTTTTTATAGCCACTTGTTTCTCGTCGCTCATTTCTATCTCCTTGTTATTTTTGTACTGTTACCTGCGTAAGTTTTAAATAAGTCAGAGGGCATCTCACGTCCAGCTTCAAGACGCTCCCTGACCACTGCTTTAAGTGTCTGAGAATGAACCCCTATTTTCTGGACTGGTTCATATCCCTGACCTTTTGCAAGGTTTGCGTATTCGCTCGCCTTGTTATCTTCGCCCCGACCAAAGGTAACGGTGACATCATTTTTAATAATGTCACCCAAGTCGTTGTTTCGAAGCCATTCAAAAGCTTTATCCTGAACTTCAGGTAAAATAGCAGCACTGTAGAATTTTTTTATTTCTACAGATTCTCCATCTTTAAGCTTTAATTTTGTTATATGCATCTTCTCCATCATCTCAGGTATTTCAAATTGAGACAATACTTTTGCTTGCTCTTTTAATTTAGATACACTTTTTTCTGCGTTTGCAATCTCGTCCTCTAAATTTTTTAATTCTATAACCTTGCTAGACAAACTTTCAGCAGCGTCTGCTTGAGTTACAGATTGTACTCTATCTTGTTCATAGTCTATTTGACTCATCGATTTCACCTCTTTCATGTATGTTAAACTCAGTAGGGTAATACATTTTTTCTTGCCTGTCCCAAGTTAACGTTGTGTACTTTCCATTGTTAATATCACACGCAACAGCAATTGCCAAACCAATAACTTTTGGATCACCAGATAAAAGTAAAAAATCTTTATCAGAAAAATTTTTTAACAATCTTCTTAGTTGATAAGTTATAGGTCCAGGACTTCGAACAATCTGTGTATCCTCCCTAAGAAGAACTTTTATTTTACCATATTTTTGTGCACCAATAATATTATATTTAGGACGACCTATTTTTGTCCCTGGCACTTCTTGTAGTAAATAAACAATTGGTTCGCTGTCTAGCGTATTTTCTTTCATGCTTGACAATATAAGGTTGGGATGATAGTTTGTCAAATAGAAAGTTCACGAGAAAGGCCTAGTAGGTAGAATTTCATCAACTTTACCCGGAACTTTCAACGGGATTAGGAAAGATTGATTATCACCCTAGGACGTATCTCTCTGAAGTTGTGGAGCATCCCTCTTCTAATACGTCCTTCAGTCCCTTTAGAAAGAATTATATGAATTATAAATTTAAAACAAAACCATACGCGCATCAATTAACTGCGTTAGAAAAATCTTGGGAAAAACAGGTTTACGCGTATTTTATGGAAATGGGTACGGGTAAGTCAAAGGTATTAATAGACAATATATCAATGCTTTACGACAAAGGTAAGATAAATGCTGCTCTGATTATAGCTCCAAAAGGTGTTTATCAAAACTGGCATGACTCTGAAATACCTACACACTTGGTAGATCATATAGATAAAAAAATGGTGTTATGGCAGGCAACAATTACTAAAACACAAGAAAAAAAACTAGAGTCTTTATTTCAAGTAGGAGAGGAGTTACATATTTTAATAATGAACGTAGAAGCTTTTTCTACTAAAAAAGGAATGGCTTTTGCTAGTAAATTTTTAAACTGTCATAACACACTTATGGCAATAGATGAGTCTACAACTATAAAAAACCCCGCAGCAAAAAGAACAAAAAATATTTTAGCCTTGTCAAAAAATTCTAAATATAGAAGAATACTTACAGGATCACCAGTTACAAAATCACCATTAGATTTATACACACAATGTAAATTTCTAGACTCTTGGTTATTGGGACACTCTTCTTATTATACTTTTAGAACTAGATATGCTGTGATGCGAAACGCTAATTTTAATGGTAGGACAGTTCAAATTGTTGTTGGATATAGAAACTTAAGTGAGTTGTCTACAAAACTAGAGCCTTTTTCTTATCGTGTATTAAAAGATGATTGTTTAGATTTACCTAAAAAAACTTTTATGAAACGTATAATTCAACTAAGTTCAGATCAATCAAAATTATACACACAAATGAAAGAAAAAGCTCTTGCAGTATTAAATGGTAAAATGGTTAGTACGACAACGGTAATGACTCAACTTATGAGACTACAACAAATAACATGTGGACACTTTACTGCTGACGATGGATCTACCCAAGAGATACCTAATAATCGTATAGATGAATTAATGAGTGTGTTAGATGAGATAGAAGGTAAAGTTGTTATATGGGGCCACTGGCAAAAAGATATGACACAGATTATAAAAGCGATTACTAAAGAATATGGTGAAAAATCATTTGTGGATTATTATGGTCTAACTCCTAAAGAAGAGAGACAAGATAATATAAATAAATTTCAAAACAATCCTGAATGTAGATTTTTTATTGGCACCCCAGCAACAGGTGGTTATGGTATTACACTCACAGCAGCTAGCACCATGGTATATTTTTCTAATGGATATGACTTAGAAAAAAGAACACAATCACAAGCTAGGATAGATCGTATTGGTCAAATGTATCCCATGACGTACATTGATATAATATGTAAAGATACTGTTGACGAAAGAATAGTAAAAGCGCTACGAGCAAAAATAAATATTGCAAGTCAAGTTATGGGAGAAGAATTAAAAGAATGGATCTAAAGAATTTTATCTATTAAACTAACTATTACAAAAGCAGCTGTACCAATCAGTAGTCTCTCTATTCTAACTATCTGTAATTTTAATTCTTTAATTTGTTCAAAAGTTTGTCTCTGCATTATTCTGCAAAGTTTCTCATGATCCTCTATTTTTTGTAATGCTGATTTTTTAGCCATCGATTAAACCTCTAATAAAAAACTGTATGCTTCTGTAAACAAAAGTCCAACCTGTTTTTAGTGTTCTTCTTTTACCTGTACCAAATGCAACGTAATCTTTAAATTCTTGATAGTGGTTTTTAGCTTTACCTTCTTCAATAGCCTTTTGACCATAGTATCTGTAACCTCTTCTTATAGCCTCACCCCACCAAGTTCTGTGTAAATTTTTAACACACCAACGAACAGCTTCTCTTTTTGTATCTTTTGTAAATGCACCAGAGTTAACAGCATGAGTTGCAATTACACAGCCACTGCCGCCTCCGCCGCCTCCTCCGCCGTTTCCGCCGCCGCTACTCACACTTGGTGGTCCATAATTTGGCAGTGAAGGTGCTGGTTTTGATGGTGCAGGATCTCTAAATGCTTGAAATTGTGAAGTCGTTACACCTTGTGAAGTTTTAGCAGGAGCGCTTGGTGCAGGGTCAGGATCTCTGTCTCTACCACCATCGTCTTGAGGTGGACTAGGTGGTTCGTAAGTTTGAATTTCATCAAAATCAAAATCATCTTCTAATGGAGTTATAGTTTGTTGTTCTCTTGTTTTTTCTTGTACTTTTTCATCAATGGCTTGTCCTAAAAATCGATCCGGTGTAGGAATTTGTCCTGTTTCTTCTATGTATTCATTTTCAAGTTCTCTTTCTCTGTTAAAGATATCTTGTCTGTCTTGAGCTGTAAAATCAGAGTCTGTAAGTTCTGTTGTTGTCGGTTGTGGTCCTACAAAACTAACGTCATCATCAAAAGTATCTGCATCAAAAGTTCCTATTCGATCTGTTGCTATTGGTGTTGTATCAACTGGTGTAGTATCAAAAAGATCTAAATCAACATCGTCTACCATTCTGTTTATTGTATCGTCAGCTAAAGTCATTGGCGCAGGTGGTTCTACCATGCCTAAGATAGGATCTCTGTATATTTTTTCTCCTGTAATAATTTCTTGGTATTTAACCTGCTCCTCTGGTGTTATATTTCCTGCTACACCTGAAATATTATTTGCAATATCTGAAATTGCATTACCAACAGTTTGGTCACCAGCAGCTGCCTGAACAGTTTGATAAGCTATAGAAGAAAGAGTCCCAGTTACTGGATCTAGTCCCATAGTTTTAGTTGCATCAAAAGCACTAAGTCTTTTATACTCATCATCTGTAATTTCACCCCTTTGAGCTGCTGCTTTTAATTTATCTGTGTTATCAAAATGAAGTTGTCTATTATTTGGATTAAGTGCATCAATAGATGTGCCTGTATTTGAAAGTGCTGCCTCTGCATCATCAAATTTTTCTATTGGAGGTTTACCTAAAACTGTCCCTGGTTTCGTGACACCTGTTACTGGTGTTGTGTCAAACTCTCCAACTCCTGTGTCTATATCTGCAAAAGGATTAACTCCTGTTGTGGTTGGTGTGTCTTTAAAATCACGTTCAGCATCAGCTATTGTTTGTCTCATCTGTGCTTCGCTTTTTCTTTTATCCTCTGCAGCCGTAATACCCAATACATCTGCTTCTTTCTTTTTAGCATCTTCAAGATCAACTAATCTTTGAACTAAATCAGTTTGTGCATCAAGTTTTTCAGTATTAAAAGTGCCTGCTTTAATACCTGCTATATCTGTAGCACTTAAATTATATTTATCTTTTAATGTATTTTCTATTGTATCAATTCTATCTTGATATGCTTCTTGTAATCCAAATGTAGGGTCTAAAGGATTACCTGATACAGGGTTGTAACCTTTCATCAAACCACTTTGTATAGTTCCATCTTTAACATCGTATAGTTCTTCTAATTTTGTTTGTCTTGGGTCTCTTTCTGGTAATAATCCTTTAGCTGTCTCAAATATTAAACTTACAGGGCCACCTACCTTTTGATTAATAGCAGCTGATGCCAAAGTTTTACCTACGTTTATTTTTTTACCAAATATATCTACTGTTTGATTTACTGCATCTATGATGGCTCCTGGTATTTTACCTAATTCTGTTAACGCACCTTCAACAGTTTGTCCTGCTTGACCTAATATATTTTGAATTGTACCTTGTTGCTCTGGTGTAAAATCTATTTTTTCTTGTAACATTGGATCATCAGTTGCAAATACATCTCCTGAAGGTAATGTCGTTGTAGCTGTTGTAGGTCTAACTAGACTCGCGCCTCCCGCTGCTCCTGAAGCTAAGAAAGGATCAGATAAAGTTCCTGTATAAGCAGCATCTGATGTCATAGCTTGTTTAACAGTTTGTGTTTGTCCAGTCACTGGATCAGTAACCATTTGTGTTAAAGGAGTATCAACATTTGTTACTCCTCCACCTGTTGTAGGTGTAGTGATTGGTGTAGTGATTGGTGTAGTGATTGGTGTAGTTGCCTGACCCCCGCCACCTGTTCCTCCACCACCTGTTGCTGGTGGTACTACGGCTGGTGTTTCTGGTAACATAGGTAATCCACCAGAAAAGTATTGTAAAAGATCTGAGTAAGAAGATTGCAATGTAGGATCGTATCTTAGACCTGGCTGTAAATCGCCTAATAATAAAGGACTAGTATCTGTTGTTCTTTTAATACCAGATATATCAATACCTTCATCTAAGATATCAGGATCTGTTACTACAAATGATTTAAAATCTTCACTGGACATTATGCCATTCCTCTCTGTCTTAATCTTATAGCTTGTTCTTCAGGGCCTAACAAAGCTTGCTCTGTTGGTGTTAATCCTTGATTTAAAGTTGCAATACCTGTTGGAGCCCGACTAACTAATGTAGGGTTTACACTAGGTGTTGTTAAGCTAGGTGTAGGTAACGTGGGTTGAGTTGCTAGTTGTCTATCTTCTTCCGTAAGTCCAATATCATCACCTATACTAAAAGGTTCATTAAAAATAAATGATTGTGGCTCTAATTTTTTTTGTTCACCTTTTGGCATAGTGCTTTTCATATTTTCTAAATAATCGTCTGCTTCATCCTCAGAAATTATGTTATTACTGACCATTGCTCCTATTATTTGAGACGCATTTGTGTAAGCTTCTTTACTACCTGGATTTAATTGAAATCCTTTTCTTAAAAGATTAACTATTCTTGGATTGGTTAACATTCTAGCTATACCGATCGGCCCTAAAAGAACTATGCCCGCCTCTGTAGTAAGATTTCCTTGTAGTAAACCAAAAGCCATACCTGCTTGAGTTAATTGAATAAATATAGCACCAGGTATACCTTCACCAACAGACTTTTGTTGAGCAACTTGTAAACCCTCTAATAAATTATCTAATCTTCTAATTTCTCTTGGTTCAAAAATTTGATTTAAAACACTTCTTCCAAATTTTCCAAATTCTTTTTGTATATAATTAGCATCTATTTTTTTTTTAGTTAATTGAGATCTATTTACAATGTCTCCTATCATTGTGCCTTTTATAGAATCAATTAATTCTCCTCTAATTTCTTTATCTTTTGTTTCTTTTAAAATATCCATTAAAGTTTTTATAGTAGTGGGTCTGTTAGGTTTAATTAAAGTTTGATAAACTTCTTCAGGTGCTTTTTCAGCTAAATTTCTTATAATTTTTTTATTATATTTTTCCACACCTTGTTTATAAAATGTTTGTGCTTCATCATATAATTTTCTTAGATTTGTTGGAACAGAATCAATTGTTTTATCAATATCATTAGTTATGCTTTTAACCATTTTACCTGCATTGTAAGCACTTTTTCCCTTTATAGCGTCTGTAAATGATCTTGAAACTCCTAATAGTTCTGATCTAACATTGTTTGCTGTAGAAAAAGAAACAGTGTTATCTAATTCTTTAACTGTTAATAATACATCTCTAGCTCCAGGCGCAAGCCTTGCTGTGGGTTTTGTTTCTTGTAATAATTTTTCAGCAAGTTTTTTTGATTCAGTAACATCAACAGATATAGGCACTCTTACTTTTTTTCCATCTATTGTTTTTTCAACAGTTGCAGCTTCAGCTAACTTATCATATCTTTTTTTTGCATTAACTCTAAAATAATCTAAAGAATTTTGTATTGCGTCTAGTGCTAATTCTCCTGCGTCTTCTCTTGTTGTTACATTAGAAAAATTATCTACAAAACCTTTTAGTTCATTTGTCAACGCTGTTTCAGCACCTTTTCTAGCTCTTATAATTTTACCTCCAGCAAATAAAGCTTTTTCACTAATATTTTCTACTATGTCAATTGCTCTATTTTCACTTCCTAATCCAGGTGTAATTTGACCTTCTCTAATAATTCTATCCGTTTTAGATAAACCCACTGGTTGTTTTACAAAATCTTTAAAAGAACCTTTAAAACCTTTTTTCTGTGCTTCTTCAAAAGCCGTTTTTGTTTTTCCTTCTTTTATTGTTCTTAAAAGCCTATCCGCTTTTCTACCTTCATCTGTATACTCAACTCCTTTTAAACGTATTCTTTTAATTATTGCAGGAATAGCTGCTCCAATGCTTTCTGCAGTGGCACCTGTTGCAAAACCCCTTAATACTTCTTTTGCAACACTTTCTCTTGGATCAAATACTTGTGATATACCTGCTGCAGCTCCTTCACCAACACCTGCTCCTAGTGATCTGTATAATAAAGCCAAAGCTGGACGTAAAGCTGCTTGCGCAGCAAAAAAAGTGCCTCCTGTAGCTGCACCAGCGACACCACCTAATATTTCTAAAGCCAATCTTCTAAAGCCGGGAGATGCTAAATATTCCTCTATTGCCTCTGTTCTTTCATTACCCTCTGGAATTTCTATGTCATCAACTATACCCGGTAAACTTTTTCTTTCAGCTCTTTCTCTTTTTTGATTTACAAGAGCTGCAATTTTTCTAGACTCTTCAGGAGTTGGTGTTTCTCCAGCAATTCTAACCTTACCTAAATTTCTGACAGTTATAACAGCCATACTACCCTCCAGTTACATCGTAGATACCATCTTCACCTATTTCTAGTGAAGAACCTTCTCCGCTTTTATAATAATCTGTTGTATTATAGTCCCCTCTATCTCCAGCTTTCATAAATTCTTCAATATCGCCACCATAGTTACTAGCAGCATCAGCTAAATATCTTCTTAAACTATCTAATTTTGCTTCAAAAACTACCTCTGTGTCATCTAATTGTGGTATTAAAGCTTGAATTCTTTTAGCCTCTTCTGTAGATACCGCTGCTCCAGATATAGCCTGAGTTAAAAAAGTTGTAGTATTTTTTATGTCTTGTACCAATCTAGCATAATCTTGACCTTTTTTAGATCCAGACAATCTGCCAACCTGACCTTTTATTCTATCTATGTCAAAACCAAATCCAGCAAAACCTCCAACAGGTTTTCCTAATCTAGTATACCTTTCATTTATATTATTTAATAAACCTATAGTGCTTTTTAATTCTGATCTTTTTTTAACTGAAGCAGCATCTGGTTTGTTAAACTTATATTCTCCATCTGGTTTTTGTTGTACAATTGTGCCTTCAGGTAAATCAGGAAATTGACTTTTAACTTCTTCTTTACTTAAAGTTCTAACTTGACCTTTTGCTTGATTTTTTAATCTTTGTAACTCTAGTTGAAGTGCAGTAGATACAGCGCCTTGGCCTCTCTTAGCTAGCTGCGCTCTTCTTATATCATCTGCTTTAGTAAACTGTGCAAGAGGATCTCTTAATGCATCTGTAAGAGACATACCCGATGCTATGTTTAAACCAAACTGACCTATAGGTAATCTTGTTTTAGGCACAGGTGATAACTCGTTTAATAAACTTTGAATAGCTGTAGCACTTCCTCTTAATCTTTCTTTGTTAATACCGCTTAAATCTATCCCACCATTTTCGTAATTAGTTCTATCCGTAATACCAGACATGATACCAGTGTTAGTTGAACCACCTCTTCTAAACATGGGTCTTTTTAATATTCTACTCATTATCTTGACCTCGGAAATAGTCTACCATATATATCAGCCCCTGCTAAACCTAAACCTAATGCTGTAGCTAAAGGGCTAGCACTTGGTGCTGTGGCTGCCTCTGGAGATACTTGAACTGTTCCTGCACCTGGTGTTAAACCTACAATACCTTGACCAAATCTAGCTAATCTATCTCTTGGATCTTGAACCGCCATTTGTGCTGCTTGTCTCGCTGCATCTAACTCTGCTTGTCTTTGCGCCTGTTGACCTGCACCTAGTGTGCCAAGACCAGATATCTGTGTTCTAGCAAAATCTTGTGCAGATCCTGCTAAACTTCTTTGTAAATTAGCTATACCTAATTGATTTTGTAAATCTTGTTGTCTTCTCGCCGCTGCGTTTTGAAAACCTCTTTGTCTTAAATCTGCTAACAGTCTTGCTCTATTTAAATTACTTGTTGCATCAAACTCAGCTCTTTGTACACCTTCTCTACCACCACCAAATGCACCAGGTGTACCTAATGCTGATGCTGCTAATTGATTTCTTCTAATTTGAGCTTGTTTATCAAACTCTTCACGAGTTGCATCTATAACTTGTTGTTGAAAAGGTGAAGTGTAATCTGCTATTGTCCCTGTACCTGTTCCTGCGCCTGCACCAGTTAAACCTGTGGCCGCAGTAGCTGCAGCTGTTGCATCAGTTAAAAAAGGTTGAAAAGAACCAAGACCTGTTGTTGGGTCTACTGCTTGTTGTAAGGCTGCTGTTTGTAAAGCATCTTGTTTTGCAACTTGTGGTGCAAGTTCTGCCATACCAGCTTTTGTGATTTGAAACTGTTGTGCTTGTGCTTGTCTTTGTGCAAATTGTTCTGCAGTCTCACCAGGTTGTTGTGTAGTTGCAGTGGTAATACTAGGTATACCTGATTGTCTTGCAAGATCAGTTAGAAATGTTTTTTGCGCTGCTTCAATAAACTCTGGTGGTAAAGTTCTTGTTTCTGTGACACCACCTGTCTGATAACCTATTCTGCCACCATCTGCTTCTTCTATTCTAGTGATATTAGCACCTTCTCCTGTAGTAGTATCCATCATCATAGATTTAGATGGTAAGTTTCCTTCCTCTATCATTTTAAGAATTCTAGCTAATTCTTTATCAGAGACTTGCGCCCCAGCTAAACTTTTTATCAAACTCATCAATCCTGTTTTATTTTCTTCAGCCATTATACTACTCTCTTTTCTAACCTTTTCATGGTATCATACATCTTTTGTGCTCCCTTTTCAATGCTCCCGTTGCCCGCTCCTCGAACCGCGTCGGCTGTCATTACAAATTCGTTTTTAGATAACATAGCTGGTACATCATCTGCTTTTTCCTTAATACCTACAGGCACAAAACCACCTTTGTCTCTGTAGTCTCGCTCCATGACTCCAGCTTTATTAGTCTTCATAATTCCTGTTGGAATAGCTCCTCCATCCTTAACATTATATCTAGCCACAAAAGCGTCTCTGCCAGCATCATCTAATGCAGAATATTCTTTATCAAATTTAAAATAATTATCAAAATACTGTCTCATTTGTCTTCCTACAACCTCTTTTCTTCTAGCTAAATATTCATCATAGCTTTCTGTTTCTGGGTCGTGTTCTCTATAATCATTTACAAACTTATCGTATACTAAACTAGCAGCACTCGTTGCTCCACCCACGATTAATTGTTGTCCTACAATAGGATCTAGTTTATTTATTATGGGTATCTGTTGTCTAAGTTTTTCAATAGCACCTATACCACGAGTGGTAGTTTTAGTTCCTGTACCTGTTCCAACAGTGCCTTTTGCAACCTCTAAACCAGCTTCATCATATGTGGGACCGAGGGTTTCTTTTGGTGTAAATAAATTTTTAATAGCAGTGGTTCTACCCTCACTCAATGGAGATGAAAGTCTAAATCCACCAAGACCTTCTTGTGGTCCAGCTCCACCTATTGTTCTAAACAACTGACCACCAGCAAAAGTTCCAATACCTTGTTTTAACGCATCACTAATACTTCCTCTTTGATCAAACCTTCCTATACCTCTCATCAAACCTGCGACAGCTGGATTAAATGGTGCAACAAAAGGTGCAGCCTTAACTGCAATATTTGCTAACTCGTTTGGTATAAGTTTTCTTATTCTTCTTTTAATTCCACCAAGAAGATAGTTTTCTCTTGGGACTACATTTGTGATCCCACCTTTCTTACGTAACTGTCTTGGCATTTTTGCTCTATTAATCATATATGTTAAATGTTGTTTATACTAAAAGGCAGGCATTTCACCTGAGTTTATACTATTACTCGTTTTTTACGAGTAAATCAAGACTATGATACAACCGTTCTAGGTGTTACCTGCATGGCAGATAGTATTACGTGAAGTCTATTTGCATTGCCCGCCGTCACTTTTATTGCCTCTCCTGTTTCAACGACCAATGGGTGGGTTAATATCTCAGTAGGAGTATTAGCAGATATAGTTTTTTGATGTGCAACACTAAACAAAGTTAAATCTCCTGCATCTATTTGTATAGTTATAGTAGAACCACTGCCACTATCATCGCTAACCAGTATTGATTTTACAATAGCTGTTGTTGCCGACGGCACGGTATATAATGTTGTGACATCAGTTGTAGTCAGATCCACTTTTTTGTTTACAAAAACATTTGCCATGCTTATCCTAAAAAGAAAACAATCGCATCGTTGTCTTCTGTTTTCTCCTCTTGAAAAGTAGTATTTAATTTTTCTATTAAACCATTTAAATCTCTAACCAAAGACAAAAATGAAATTTGATCATACTCTTTTGGTGGTTGTGTTAATGATTGTACTATCTTTGCCATTATGCTTTTTTAACTCCTTTAATTTTTTTCTTGTTTAGTGATGCGTAGAAAACTTGTTCACCACGTTTTTTACCATATTGTTTTTTCATAGACTTCATTATTTTTTTACCTTTTTTATTTAATGGCATTATCTTCTACCATCTAGTTGATAATCTATTCTAAATGTTCCTAATTTCCAAAACTGACTTGTGCTAGTATTTTCTACTTTTAGTGATATTTCTCTAGCTCTAGCACGTGTGTCTATTTTAGTTGAACTGCTGTTAATTGTAAACGGTCCTAAAGAAGAACTTGCTTTTGTTTGGTTTGGAAAGTCTTTTAAATTAAGTGTAACTCTTGCATCACCTGTTTGTGACAAAAAGTCTGGTATTACTCTTCTTATTTTCATCATAAACTCACCATCACCAGATAAACCTTGTTGGCCAATATCAAAACTACCAGATTCTATATTTGCTGTAATCGCAGTTGTTTGACCTAGTTTAACTTGATTTAAACCTGTTTCATGTTCATAATAAGTTGATGCACCATCTGTGTTACCATGAACATAGTTAACATCCGTGTCTGCTGTTTCTGCACTTGAATCATATTCTGTTGCATGTGGTTTACCAAATATGGCAGAATCTTCCCATGCTGTTCTTGCTAGTGTGCCTGTAGTCCACACTGGTCGTTCAGAACTTGAGTCTAGATAATTATATGCTACCATTCTATTTACAACACCGGAACCTGAGTTTGGATAAAACCACATTACTTCACCAAACAAATTATTTAATCCTGCATTAATGTGTTGTTTAGGTGTAGTATTAATATCATCAAAAACATGATCTTCAACTAAACATGGTAATGATTCTAATCTACCAGCGTATCTAAAGAAACCATTTTCTGACATCCAGTATGCCGTACCATCAACCTCAATGGCTGCGTTCTGTCCAATCAATCCACAGTTTGTACCAACTTGTTGGAAAGAAAAAGTAAATGGTGGACCAACAAATCTCATGGTAAACAATGCAGTATCAGTCCAAATATAAATTGCATCACGACCTCTGATTGCTCCAACTAATTTAGATCCGTCAGCTAGTCTTTGTGTACCCGCAGTGTTAGTTGCACTTGGTGCATATGTGTTGATATCTTCTTGATCCGAAAATCTTATAAACATAGGGTCTTGTGTAGATTTAGTTCCAATTGTTGTTTCTGTTCCAAAAAATATTAAGTGACGATCTGGAGTAGATACTAAACTAAACGCCGAAGCAGTTGGTGCATTTTGAATAATAGTTGCCCTTGTGTTGTTTGCTCCTGTAGGATTAGAGTCCCATTCAAAACTTTCACCACCATTTATAGTTGCAATTAATTTATTACCTAAATTATCTAAAGACCAAAGTCCTGGTGCAGTTACAATATCTCCTGATGCTGCAGCGTTCCATGCAAAAAAGTTTGATGCATCTGTTACTGTTGCACCTGATGAGTGTGTGGCTGCTGTTGTACCCGATGCTCCTCTTGTTAGACCAGATAAGGTTCCACTATTATCATTAGCTGTGTAAGTGATTAACTCATTATCTATTAAGACTGTTCCTGATGATGGAAATGAAGATGAGCTGGCCATCGTTAAACTTGTTACGCTTGTATTTATTGATGATGATAATGTAGATGTAAACTGACCTGCTTGTTGCCCGCCCCATGATCCAAGACTCCAACCTGTGGATGCAACCTCAACTGCAGGTCCAACAGGGTAGTAATGTTTAACTCTTATACCACCGGATGTAGATGCACCCGATCCTGACTCGTTAGAGTCCATTTCTATCGTAAGTGTGGTGTCCGTTGGTATTGATGTTACCATGAATTTGTTGTCATCAAAATCAGTGGATGTAAAACCAGAATTTGTTATAGCAGTAAAATTGTCTAATAATATTATATCAAATTTATTTATATTGTGTGCTGACGAAAAAGTTAAAGTTACAGTCTTTGAACCATTGGTTGTACTAAACGCACTTGTTAAAGTAGTCGTAGATTTAATAGGATGTATGTCGTAAAATATACCACCAGAGTATGCATATAAAATTCTGTTTGTTCCTAGAATAGCATATTTGATACCTGATGTATTTACAAAGTGATGAATAGCTGTTGCTCTACCTGTTATTTGAACAGATCCTAATTGTGACCAACCACCTATTTTTTCAGGTGTGCCATATCTAAAACGAACATTATCACCATCAACCCATTGGCTTTCACCACCTGTTGACGTAACTTGTTTATTAAATCCTGGTGCAAATTTTACTTTTTGTAACATACAACCTCATTATATTATGACTTCGTTATTGGTGGAAGTCCTAACATCGGCCTTTTGTCGAACCTATTTTTTTCAGCAAAAGGACCATTTACATGGTTATAATGAAGAAATACTTGAGCGCAAGTACTACCTTCTAGAGGTTCTCTCCAATGTTCTAATTCACAACCACTATACACTAACATATCTCCTACATCAAGTAAGACTTCTGTGCCTGCTGGTGCGTTTGGTTTTATAATTCCTTTGTATTCATCTATAACTGTATCTGCTCCTGTGCCATCTATGAATATAGGCCATTTATCACCACCTAAATGTATGGTTGTAGATATTTCACAGCTTGCTCTATCTTTATGTCTTCTTAATATATCTCCTTGTTTATATATTCTAGCATAAGAATATGTAGGTATTAATTGAAGCCCTGTCTCTTGTTGCATAACAGGTAGAACCTTCATTAAAAGAGTCTCCATTACAGGATCTGCATAGTGAGAATAAGTATTCGGCACTTGTTGATCTGTCCATGTACCAAACATTCCATTATCATATGTAATATTATTTTGATACATAAATTCAACTGCATCACGTTTAAGAAGAAAATAATTAAATATAAAATTAGCTAACTCATAGCTAACTGCGTTTTTTATAACTTGATATTTATTAAAAGCCATCTTGTATAAAATTAAAACTTACTGATATTCTTATATCATTTGATTGGTTAGGTTCAACACAATGCCATAGCCATGCAGGAAACATGATTATTCTACCTGGTATGGGATCTATATGTGCCTCTCTCCATAAATGCTTTGGTGGTTGACCTTTTACTCTTGTAGGCATCATTGTCTGTATACCTGGTCTTGGATCGTTTAGAATTAATTGGCCTGCACCTGTTTGAGACTTTACATAATACACACCACTAAATAAACAATTAGGATGTATATGAGGCCTGTTATATCCACCAGGATAATTTATGTTTGCCCACATATTACCTAACATAGGTTTTCTATCTAACCATTCTTCTTTGTATACTTCATGTTGCATCTCATATAATGCATCAACTAAAGGTTTGAATTGTGGAAAGGTGTGCATATTAGTTTGACTGTGCCAGCCATTCATATTTGTTTTTTTAACACCAGGATCTTGTTGTGACCAGTTTATGATATCATCAGATAATGTTTTATTATCTAGTTGTATATCTTTACCATATATAGTGGTTGGAAAAAATTGTTCTTTAATCATCTAAATGGTTTACCTCCGAACCAAACAACAAGTGATTGTCTAACACCTCTTGTTACAGGATTAACTCTATGATTTAAAAACGATGCAAATATAATTGCATGACCTTGTTTTAGTTTTGCAAATTTACCTGGAGCCATAAGTTCTAAATCTCCACCTTCAAACTCTGATGGGTCATTAAGTAATAATGTCATTGATATTTTTCTAACAGGTGGTTCGTGTTCCATGCTTACGTCACAATCCATATGCCAATCATAGAACCCACCTTGTGGGTATTCCGTAAACTGTGCGTTTTCAGTTATCTGTATATCACCAAAACCAAAATGATTTTCATTTGCTTTTTGTATAAATTTATAAAGATCATGATACATTGGTTTCATTTCTTTAAATGGAATCCATGATATTGTAGTAGTTCGTTTCTTAGTATCTACGCCTCCTCCAGGTTTGCCCATACCAACTTGTGCTTTTTGTGGTGGTTGTCTTCTGCCACATTCAATAATCTGTCTACATTGATATGGTGTAAACAATGGTGTTGTTGTTTGTACTATCCAACTTTTCCATTTAGGTTCTGTAATTATCATATTCTCATACATTAACTTGCTCCTCTGTTTTTAATTGGATCATATTGCACATCCATATTTGCAGCTAAAGTTCTTCTCATACCTGGGCCATTAAATGGATATACACAGTGCCTCATGTCATACGGAAAAATATAAAAATCTCTTTCTTTCATTATAGGACCATAATCTGAAATACAAAATTGACCAGATGAGTTACCTAATATTTGTAATTGACCATTCATAGGTCTATCAGAAGCAGAGTACTCTATGCCTGTTTGTTGTGGTAATTTTAAAATCATAACACTAGATAGTCCTGTAAATAAAGAACCTTGATGTACATGTACAGGATTGTATTCATGCTCTTTCATTTGATTAACCCAAATAGAATTAAGATGTAGTTGATATTCTTTTATTTTATTCCAATTTAAATAGTGTCTAAACTTTGACTCAAACCAATTTAATACATTTGATGGTAGATGATTATGCTTGTGCATTTTATTATTATCTTCACCATTAAAAAACAAACTATGTTCATTTTGTATTTTACCAACTAATTGTTTATTTGCTGGTGCTAATTGTTGAAACTTAGTTTCGTATATGTGGTTAATAATATTGTATACATCAAGTGGCACTTGATATTTTAATACCGATTGACCTAAAAATATAAAACTAAAATCTGATGTGTTCATACTTTTCTCTAATTCTTTGTGGTATCTTTTCTATATAAGGATTATAAACTTTTCTGACTGGCCCATCAAATAGTTTGTGCATATTAGATCCCACTATAGTATCATCATATGATAATCCATTTACACACACTTGATCTAGATTATTAAATCTGTGATTAAAGTAAGGCTCGTTTAAAAATTTATATATTTTTTTAAACTCTTGTTCTGGATTTGTAACCATGTCATCGTATTTTACAAAATGACAAATATCAGGATAGTTATAAGCATTTTTAATAGCATCTAAATCTTTAGCAACAGCGCCATCTTTATTCATTATCATACTTAGTTTTTCTTCGTCATTTTTAAGATTGTATCTATTAGGAAATGCATTTGAATTTTCAGTATACCATTGCATGTATGATGCAAGCACATCCATTAAATCTCTAAGTATTACAATACATTTAAACGGACGTTTATAATGTTTTTTCATTAACTGTAAATTACCTACAGTCATAACAGGACCACGATCTATAATTATTCTTTGAGGCCAATCTTTATAATAAGTATCGTAGACAATATCTAAAACATTATTTAAAGATTTATGATCTGGATAATTTAAAAACACGTCAGTTTGTTTTAATAAAAACAAATCTTTCATTATTTCTAAAGTAATAGAGTTAGGAGTTGCTGCTATCTCTGGGTTTTGATTCATAATACTTGCAAACAAAGTATTACCAGATCTTGGCATAGCAACCAAAAAGAAAAGTTTTCTATTCTGGTTTTGCTCCAAGTTCGTGTGTAAGTTTATCTTTCGTTTCATGCTGTAGTTGACCTTGTTCTTTCTTAATTCTTTCAATAGATTGTAATTGACCTAATACATTAAACACTTCTGGCTGTGAAGAACCCTCAGTTAAAGTTTCTGCTTTATTTTTCATAGTTAAGTGGTATGAATGTAATTGGTGTGTATTAACATCTTTAGTATCAAAAGAACCATCGTCAAATTTCTTTTTAAACTTAGACCATAGTTTTATTTCTCTCATCCTATCTCTTGCAACCAATTGCATAGATGCTTTGTTATATACTTTTTCATCTATATCAATTTGTAACAACTCTCTTTTTAATGGATCTTCCTCTTTTTCTAATTTTTGTTGTAGTCTTTTTATTTTAACCTCTACTCTTCTATAATCAAATGAAAGACTCATTAAATTTTCTAAAAATACATTTTGTTCTCTTACACACTGCCAATACTTAGCAGCTTTAGTCGGATACTTTGCATCATTTAAAACAGAAAACTGCATTTCAGTTTCAGTTCTAAACATTTGTTTTTTAGTCCATGTGTCTCTAAGTTCTTCTGTTAAACCTTGAAATACTTTAACCTCTTCTGGATCTAGTAAATTATTTAAGTTTGGTGCTTCTTTTTCTATAAGTTCTTTAATATTTCTTTTTTCAGTCATATAATCCTTTCGATAAAAACAATATAAATGTTAATTAATCAAAGTCAATTGATTTAACAGCTCTTGCCGCTGTCGTTTCCCCTGTAAATTCCTCTGTTGCGTTACTATTTGCAGTTCCAGTATACCCACCAACTAATAATCCATCTGATGCATCACCAGCACAATTACCACCTCTTGATGTGCTATATTTAGCACTAGTTACCCAAGTTGTTCCATCCCATAATTCAGTAGCATTGTATGTTCTAGGGCCATATGTAATACCTGCAGTTTGTGTTCCGCCACCATGATTACCACCATTAAATACAATTGGTGAAGCTGAAATATTAGTCCAACTAGAGCCATCCCAACTTTCAGTAGGATTAGAACTTCCTCTACATGCTATTGATGCAGTCTGTGTTCCAAAGTGACCCATTGATGATCTTGCTGTATTTAAATCTGCAACTTCTGTCCATGAAGTACCATCATACTGTTCACACTTTGCAGTGTTTGGTGGGGGCGACTCAGGATGATTAGCACCTTGATATCCACCTGCTCCAAATCCTGCAGTTTGTGTTCCACAAGTAGCCATACCTAATCTATGTGAATTCATATTTCCACCCTCTGACCATGATGTACCATTATATTCATCTGTTGAATTAGAATAACCACCGTATGGAGATGTTATATTATCTGGTGCACCGCCTCCTGCTATTGCTCCAGCAGTCTGAGTTCCAAAACCTGAAGTTGAACACTCTCTTGCAATTGTGGTGTTATTACCTTCAGTCCAAGATGTTCCATTATATTCTTCTGAATAATTTAAATAAGGTGGGCCAAAACCTCCTGCATACAGTCCTGCAGTTTGTGTTCCCATACATCCTGCATTTCTTCTAGCATTAACAGTGTTACCACCACTAGCAAAAGCTGCTCCAGTTGTAGCTGTTAATGATACACTAAATTCTTCTGTCGCTGCTGATTGAGTTGTAGTATATCCACCATGTGCTAACGCTTCAGTTTGATTACTACCTGCTCTTGTACCTGCTCTTTGTGCTCTAGCAGTTCCCATATTTGGTGCAGTTGTCCAATTAGTTCCATCATATTGCTCAGTTGCATTTGTAACAGGTCCACCTCCAGGTCCAGTTTGACCTCCAAAAATTATTCCAGATGTTAAAATTCCAGCCCCAGCTAAATTTAACCTAGCAGTATTCATATTATTAACACTAGTCCAGTTTGTTCCATCGTATTCTTCAGTTGTGGCTGAAGGAGACTCACTAGGATCACCACCACCGCAAGCTACAGCAGCTGTCTGTGTTCCAAAAGAAGCTGGCGAATTACGTCTAGCATCATTTGTATTATTACCATTTGTCCAAGAAGTTCCATTGTATTCTTCTGTGTATTGACCACCCGTAGAGTCTGGTGGAGGAGAAGGATTAGGTGCATCACCTCTTGTAGCTAAACCTGCAGTTTGTGTTCCACAACCTGTTAACGCTGCTCTAGCTGTATTTAAATCACCTCCAGATGTCCAATTAGTTCCATCGTATTCTACTGTAGTAGCATGTTTTCCTGGTGGAGATATTCCACCAAATGTTGCTGCTGCTGTTTGTGTACCAATGGATGCAGCTAATTGTGCATCATATGGAGAATTAGTTGCACTAGCCCACCCTGATCCATTATATTCCTCAACCAATCTCATATTGTCAGGAAAATTACCACCAACAGCTAAACCTGCTGTCATAGTTCCTGCACCACTTCCATTATTTCTAGCAGTTAATAAACTTCCACCACTATGCCAAGCAGCACTAGATATAAAAGATTTTAATTTAAAATCTGTAGAATTATAAAAAATCTCACCCTCTTTTAATCTATCTCCTGAAGTATCGGAAGATAAATACTTTATCTTTAGTCCTTTTAATTCTTGATAGGTTGACATTAAAATTCCTTATGGGATTGTTATAGCTGTTGGCTTTGCACCTAATCTTGCAATTTTTTCATTAGCAGATTCACCTTCAACATTATCATTATCCCATGCTGTCTGTGCTAAAGTAACTGCAGCAGTAACTAAAGTCTGTGCTTCAGACTTATTTTTTTCTACTCCATTTTTTTCAGCTAACCAATAAGCTCCCCTTTCATTATTTCCGATACACCAAACATCAACGTAATTAGATCCGTCATGTCCAGTATATCCTCTTAAAGAAAAGTTTAATCTATCTTGATGAGTAAAAAATCCTTTACCTGTATTTTGTGCTGTGCCGTATATAAATAGTGCCATATTAATCCTCCTTCCTGTTATAACTTATTACTATCATAAATCAACTATCTGTTATTGTTTTTAAATTTAAACTTGTTGTTTCTCCAGTAAATTCTTCTGTATTATTTTTAACACCTGGACCACCTCCTGAAACAAGTGCGGCGCTAGCTGTAGCTGCTGGACTACCAGCTACTGAATTTCTTTCTGTTGCAATACTAGGGGCTGTTACCCAACTAGTGCCATTATATTGTTGTGTAATAACATTAGCTTCTGAAGGTGCAAATACAAAAGCATCTGTTTGAGTTCCAGCTCCTCCACCTCTTTTAAATCGAAGAACCATAGCTGGGGCTGATGAAAAACTAGAACCATCATAAGTATCTGATAAAAAACCTACAGGTGCTGGAGGTTCTCCACCACAATATATAGCTGCTGTTTGAGTTCCTATAAAACTTCCTGCGTATCTAGCAGTTCCAATTGTTCCTGGGTTAGCAGTCCAAGATGATCCGTTGTATTCTTCTGTGTAATTACCCGCAGGGCCTGGAGGTCCACCTGCACCACCTCTAATTACTGCTGCTGTTTGAGTCCCCGCAACTCCATCTAAATAAAAAATATTAGTTGTATCTGGTTGAGCTGTCCAAGAGCTGCCATCATATTCTTCTGTATCTTTAGCAGCTCCAGATGCAGAGTTAGGATTAATAACTCCACCAACTGCTAAAGCCGCTGTTTGAATTCCACAACCTTGAACACCATATCTAGATGTTCCTAAATTATTTCCTTCAGTCCATGAACTTCCATCATATTCTTCAGATAAATTTGCAACCGTAGGTTCTCCACCACCTGGAGAAACTGATCCACCAAAAGCTAAACCCGCTGTTTGTGTGCCTGCTCCACCTAGTCTGTTTCTAGCTGTTCCTAAATTACCACCTGATGCCCATGCTCCAGCTGTAACTGTGTTTGCTGTTATATTAAATTCTTCTACTGTCGATATTGCATTTCCAAAAGCTGGACTAAAACCACCAAAAATTGCACCAGCAGATTTAATTCCAGCTGCTGATGATCCTCCTCTTGCAGTAGCCATTGATGGAGTTGTTGTCCAAGTAGAACCATTATATTGTTCTACTGTGTTTACAGCAGGGTTAGATCCACCAAAAGCCACTGCTGATGTTTGTATACCAAATCCTCCTAAATAACGTCTTGCAGTATTTAAACTACCACTAGTTGTCCAATTAGTTCCATCGTATTCTTCTGTTGAACTTGAATCAGGAGGGCCTCCTCCAAAAATTAATCCTGCAGTTTGTGTCCCACATCCTGCTAAATTTCTTCTAGCTGTTGAAAAATCATTTTGTTCTGACCATGAAGTCCCATTATATTCCTCTGTTGCATCTTCAACAGTTCCAGGGCCATCTCTTCCACCCGCAGCGAGTGCAGCTGTTTGAGTGCCCATACCAGCTAAATAAGATCTTCCAGTATTTAAATTATTTTGTTCAGACCAAGAAGATCCGTTATACTCTTCAGTATCTCCTGTTACCGCTGTACTGTTTCCTCCAAAAGCTAAACCTGCTGTCTGAGTTCCACAACCTGCCAAATAACATCTTCCAGCGTTTAAATCTCCACCACTAGAAAAACCAGAACCATTATATTCTTCTGTTTCTGCTCCTGTATTATCTTTAGGTTGACCCCCAAATGCTAATCCTGCTGTTTGAGTTCCAGCTGCTGCTAAAAATCTTTTAGCACTAATTAAAGGTGCAGCACTATGAAACGCACCAGTGGCTACGGCTGTTTTAAATTGATTGTCTGTGCTACTATAAAATATTTGCCCCTCTGCTTGTTCATTATCAAGATCAGTCTCAAATGTTTTAATTCGTTTACCTTTAATATTTTTATAAGTTGTCATGATACGTCAAAACTCCTTACAGGTTCTGTTTCTCCAGTAAATTCTTCTGTTGCTGCAGTTGTTGGTCCATAACCTCCAAAACCTAAACCTGCTGAATTAGGGGCAGTAGCAGCACCCCCTAATATCCTTCTTGCTAGAGCCATACTTGAACTTGTTGTAAACGTTGTTCCATCATAAGTTTCTGTTGCACCAGTAAGTGCTGGAGCTGTCGTAAGACCACCAAAAATTAAACCTGCTGTTTGAACACCTCCTCCAGCTAAACCATTTCTTGCTGTGTTTACATTATTTACTTCACTCCAACTTGTTCCATTATATTCTTCTACAAGAGCAACCTGACCAGTGCTAGTTGCACCTGCTGCAGCTAAAGCAGCAGTTTGTGTTCCAAATCCTGACATTGCTTGTCTGGCTGTATTTAAATTATTTCCTTCAGTCCAAGATGAACCATTATATTCTTCGCTATCAGCTGTAATAGGAGGATCAGCATTTCCCCCAAATGCAAGACCTGCAGTTGAAGTACCGGCACCATTTAAACTAGATCTTCCTGTGTTTAAATCACCGCCAGATGTCCAATTAGTTCCATCGTATTCCTCTGTTGTAGCTGCGTTTGGATAACTGCCAAAAATTAATGCAGTTGTCTGGGAACCAGCACCTCCTGCATAAAATCTAGTTGAACTTAAATTATTAACTTCTGTCCAAGAGGTTCCATTATATTCTTCGTTGTTAGCTGTTGTTTGACCTCCAGCAGCTAACCCAGCAGTTTGAGTTCCAAATCCTGTTAAAGCATGTCTTGCTGAATTTAAATTTCCACCGCTAGACCAGGCAGCTGCAACAGTTAATTTACCTTTTATTTTTAATTCTGTAGAATTATACCAAACTTGACCAACCTTTGCGTTATCAGGATCACTTGTTACTAATTTAATTCTGTAACCTTGGCCTTCTCTGTAAGTAGTCATTAAGATCTCCTATTAATCATTCTTGAATAGCCAACCTTGAGTTCCATCAACATATACTAAAGTGAATGAAGCTCTTTCCGTTGATACAACTAGATCCTCCGCTACTCCTTGAATTGGTTCTGAATTTCTTCCTACAGTTAATGAGTTAGAATCAAATGTTCCTGCATAATCCACTATTGTAACTTCGTCACCTAAACTTGGTGAAGATGGAAGTGTAACTGTAAACGCTGAAGATGTTGTGTTTGCAAAAACACCTTGACCAGCTGATGCTGTATAATTTCCTGTTTTAATTGATTGCCATTGTGTTCCACCACCAATGTAAGTTTTAATTCTAGAAGCTGCAACTTTTCTGTTAGTGCCACCTGCACCGTCATCAACTATAAATAAATCTGCATCTACAATGTCGGCACCAATATCTGTTGCTCCATCTATATCTAAATCTGCAACTGCAATACTTCCATCAGGAAACACTGGTGCTTGTGAAAACGTAACAACACCATTTGATGCAATAGCTATTGCATCTTTATCAGATGCAGAACCAATATTACCAGCATCAGCAATAACTATGCCTGCATTAAATATAGCTTCACCTGCAGCCGACATGTCTAGAGTTAATGCAGTTATATCTGAAGAATCGTCTGTTCCTTTAAATATAATATCTGTGTCACTGCCTTGTGCATCAATTGTAATATTACCAGCGGTTGTAGCAACGTTAACTGCTGCATCTCCTGTTGTTAAATCATCAAATGCTGTTGATATTCCTTGTTGAAAATATGTTTTAAATGTAGCGGCAGTTGTTAATCTCATTGTGCCACCGTCGTTAGTTATGATTCCATCAGCATCTGCAACTGCAGTTGTCCCTGCAGAAGTACCACCATCTATCAAATTAATTTCTGTGGCAGTTGCTGTTACACCATCTAATATATTTAACTCAGCAGCTGTAGATGTAACCGCAGTGCCATTAATAGCTAGTTTATCTGTTACAACATTAAATGTGCCATTGTCTTCAATTCTAGCCACCTCTGTGCCATCTCTTTGTTGAAATATTAAATCTTTAGCATCAACAACTGGTCTAATGATTACATCACTTGATGAGTTAGATATTCTTAAAATTTCAGTTCCACCATCTAAGAAATTAAAATCACCACCATCTGCATCAAATTTAATATCACCTGGTGCATCTAAAGTAACATCAGTCGCTCCATTTAATACAAAATCAAGAACAGTTGTACCTGCTGCCTTCATGGTAATATTATCGCCATCAGCATCTAAAATAATATCTGCTTCTGCATCAAGTGTTATGCTACCAGAAGATAAAGAATCTATCTCTGCTATTTTAGGAGTAGTTAAAGTTTTGTTAGTTAATGTAGCAGTTGAAGCTGTTGATACTAATCTGGCATCGCCACCAGTGCTGGGAAGAGTTAAAACATTATTAGCACTTTCTGAGTGTGGTGCAGCTACTATTTGCTGACCGTGAGAATTGTTTTCACAATTAAGTTGAAGAGTACCTTGATTAGTATTACCTTTAATAGTTACATGTCCTGTGCCATTTGGTGCTAATTCTATATCTGCATTTGAAGTAGTTACAATATCTTGACCATTCATATCAAGGTCACCACCTAATTGTGGAGAAGTATCTTCAACTACATTTGATATCGCACCTGATGTAGCAAGTCCTGATACTATTGCTGATCTAGCTATTTTTTTAAGTCCACCACCTGAAGTATCTACTGCTAAGAATACATCATCGTTAGCCACTGTAGATATTTCTGATAAGTCACCCACTGCTACTGAATTAAAGTTTGTACCATCAGCAACTAAAATATTACCTGATGTGTTTGTGCCCATGGTAATATCATCACCAGATACTGTAAGATCTCCGGTTACAGTTAAATTTTGTGATACTGTTACGTTACCATTAGAAGCGATTGCTATGGCATCTGTGTCAGAGGTGTGACCTATATTAGTTCCATTTATAATTATATTATCAACTGTTAAAGTTGTGAGTGTGCCAACAGATGTAAGATTAGGCATCGCTGTGATTTCATCATCAAAGTATGCAGCTAAATCTGTAACTGCAACTTGCACCATGGTGCCATTGTCATTTAATACAACTCTGTCTGCATCTGCAACTGTTGTAGATGTAGCTGACGTACCACCGTCAACTATGTTTAGTTCTGCAGCTGTTGAATCAACTGCTGCGAGTTTAGTTAAATCTGCTTGTACTAACCCTGATACCCCATCTAATAAATTTAGTTCTGCTGCAGTCGATGTAACTGCTGTGCTCCCTAAAGTAAGTCCACCATCAGGTATAACAACACTACTACCAGACAATGCTGTAAATGTATTCGCTGTAAATCTAAAATCATCTGCGCCAGCAATTGCAATGTCGATTTGATCATCTGTATCTGCTGTGATTGAAGTATCCGCGTCTTCGTCAAGAGTTAATGACCCACCATCTAAATCAGTTGCTCCACCAAAACTAGCATCAACAATATTTGTTCCATCAGAAAAAACTAATTTAGTGCTTTTATCAGAAGAGCCAAAAGTTACACCAGTTCCTGATACAGTTTTAAATTGAACAGTGAATGCACCTGATGTTCCATTTACTACAATGTAAACTTTTTCTATAGAATCTGGGACAGTTACAACTTGATTACCTGTGATTGTTCCTGTTAATTTTATAACTGCATGTCTTGCAACAGATGTTGACTCAGTTGCATCGCCATCTGTAATTGATAAAGTTGTTGTTTGTGCACCACCAGCAATGGATTTTTCTACGTAACCAGCGATTGCTTTCTCTACAATTTGTAAATTGGTATTAGTTTTTGTCCCCCATGTACCGGCATTTTCGCCGGTTGCCATTAGTTCAATA